AAAATCTTTGAGTTTGTAAAGGCCGTAATCGATGAAAGCAAAGTGCAAAATACAGAGCTTTTGAGTGGTATTCAGTCCGAGCCTTCAAGCGACTTTTGGCAAAACCAAGACTTAGACGGAATCTTGGACTCACTCAAGTTTTTTCGTGAAACGGTATGCCGAAGAGTCCGCATTATGTGAGTACTATCTTGAGGACTTGACTGTATTTAACGACCCAGACGATGACGAGTATGAAGAGACGGACGGAGATGAGAGTGCTTATTACCTTGGCGAAATTGTAGGCTCATATTGGATATTCAAAGGCGTTGCAGGCGGCGATCCTGCAGCGTATCTAAGACTATATTACGATACCCCGCGTGTGGATGTAATCCGTACTTATGCCTATACAATAACCTATCACAAAGAACGCCGCAAAATGGAGCGCAGAATCAATGGCCGATGATATCAAAATCAAACTTGGACTGGATGCAGCCGAATTATTCAACGGTCTGAATAAAGTCACTACCGAACTTAATCAGGTGCAAAATGAGTCGAAGCAAACCGACCAAGCACTTGATAAAATGGCCGATATAAATACTTCGGGAGCCGTCGCAGATGTCAACAAGCTATCCGCGGCAATTGATGGCGTTGGTGATTCTGCAAGCGGTATAAGTGGTGTATTTGAAGGACTCAAAGGCGGGCTAGGTGACGCTCTTAGCGGTGGCTTGATTGGAGGGCTTGTAGGTGGTGGCTTGGCCGCTGGCGTGCAAGCGGGGGTCGGTGCTATTGTCGATGGCTTTGGGGCGGTTGTAGATGCAGGGCGAGGGCTTATTTCAGCGCAAGGCGATTTGCAAGCGCAAACAGGCGCAACGGGTGCGGAATTTGAGGCCCTGAAAAATGCAGCCGATGAGGCGTTTCTCGGTGGCGTTGGTGAATCAGTAGCCGAAGCTACAAAAGTGATAAGCAATGCAAAGGTAGTTCTTAAAGATGCCTTGCCTACCGATCAAATTGGAGAATTCGTAAAAGGCGCGCAAGCTCTTGGTAATTTGTATGAGAAGGATGTTAACGAAGTCATTGCCAAGTCAACGCCGTTTATTAAGCAGTTTGGGCTTGATGGTCAAGAAGCATTCGACTTAATTGCATTCGCCGCAAAAGAGGGTAAGACTTCGCAAGACGATGTACTTGATACGCTTGCCGAATACTCGCAATTACTAAGTGAAGCAGGATTCAGCGCTGAAGAGTTCGCGGGTCAAATGGCAATCGCAGGGCAAGAGGGATTATTTAATACTGACAAGATTGCAGACTCGATCAAAGAAGCTCAAATCAGACTAAAAGCAGGGGATACTGCAAAGGCATTTACTGATATTAAAAACCAATTGCCTCAAGCGCTTGGTTCAACTCTTGGCAATCTTGAGCAACTTGCATCTAGTGGCCAAATCACAATCAAAGAATTCTTGCAAAAGTCAGGGGAATCAATCAAAACGGCGTTTGATGCAGGTCAAATTTCTGAAGCTATGGCAAGCCAATTACAAGTAGCCGTAGCCGGTACGCCCGCCGAAGATATTGGAGTCGAAGCATATAATAAAATGTTCGGCGCTCCAATACCAGTCGAAGAAATCAAGAAAAAAGCAGCGCAAGCCGGTCAAGATGCTATGAATGCTGCAGGTCAGTATCTTAGTTTTGACATGGTGAGTCGTAACATAGAACTTGCATTCACAAAAGCAAGCGCGGTCGTAGTGAAAGGCGCTTCTGATGCATTCGGAATGATAGCGACTGCAGTAGGGCCTGCATTCTCCGAACTTGGTGCGACTTTGAGTGGTGTATTTGAGAGGATATGGACTGTAATCGGTCCGATTGTGATGGGAATCGGCGCGGCAATTATGACTAACATTGTCGGAGCTTTTAACATTGCAATTACTGTAGTAACTACCGTACTTGATATATTTACAAGCGTGTTCGATGCTATTGCAAATGCTATCAAGCCGCTTATAGATACATTTAAGCAAGCTTTTGGTATGGACGGCGCTCTTGGCGAGGGTATGGATGTCGTGGCCTCATTTCAAGAAGCACTTAATTTTGTAGGCGAGGTAATTGGAGAAATAGGCGGCATAGTTTCAGACTTTGGCGGTCTTCTTATAGAATTCCTTATCACTCCGCTTCAAACAGTTATCGAAGTCATTGCCGATGTAGTGCGATCGATTGCAGGATGGATGCAAAGCAATGATGCAAATACCGAATCAGTAAAACAGTCAGGCGAGGCAGTCAATAAGTCAAAAGGTTTTATCGATACACTTCGACAAGCATTCGATAACATCAGAGGAACTATCGGAGGCGTTCGCGAGTCCTTTATTCAAATCAAAACTACTATCGGTGAGTTTTGGGATGCTATTACGCAACTTGATATTCAAAAGGCGCTTTCTGCATTCACTGGTTTTGGTGATAAGTTAAGCGATGCTTATGATAAAGGATTTAATGCTACAAAAGAACAAATTAAAAAAACTAATCAAGTTGTAAAAAAAGGCAATGAAGACGCTGCAAATGAAGCTGCAAAAGCAGCGGCTGCAAAAGCAGCGGCTGAGAAATTAGCCAAAGAAAAAGCGGATGCTGCAGAAAAGGAAAGATTAAGAAAATTAGCGCTCGCAAATGCAAAAGGGAAAGGAGCAGAAGCAGAATCCGAACTTCAGGAACTCAAAAGATTCTACAAAGGCCGCCAAGACGAGCTTAAGAATGATATTGAGCGCGAGCTAAATTCTGAAGCAAACAGAGGGAAAGACTTAAAGGCACTACGCACACAACTCGAAGCCGAAGCTAATGTCGAATTAAGAAAATACCTTAACGAGCGTATCGGAGGCATTGCAGATGCAAATGCATTCCTAGATAAAAACCAACTTACTACAAAGATAACTCCAAGCAAAAAGAAAGGCGAAACAGTTGCGGATATAGATAATTTCTATACGCAAGAGATGGCAAAAATAGGAGATAAATTAACAGTCGAAGTTGGTATCAGTGCAAAACCGCCCGAATTCAAAGAATTAGAAAAAGAATTCGATACACTTGCAAAAGACATTGCAAAAAATAGCGAATCCTTAGTGCCTACAGTGCTCGCTACGAGTCAAGAAGCGCTTGATGGTACTATTGCGAAGGTTCAGCAATATATCGACTTCATAAAGCTTCAGAACGATGAGATTGCACTCAAGCAAGCAGAGGCATTAGCGGCGGGTAATCAAGAAGCGGCGGATAAATTCGGCGAATCAATCCAAACCAATATACAGAATATCAACTTGCTTAGTTCTCGCTTAGAGCGATTCGGAACTGAAAGCAAAACGGCAATCGAAAAAGCCGCCCGCGAGTCTACTCTCGAATTCCAAATACAGACCGCTTTGCAAACTAGCATTCTCGATGCCTTCAACTCGGACAAAATCAGAAAGGAAAAAGAGGCTAATGATAAGATCAGAGAGGAACGCCTCGGAGCTTTGAACGCCGAAGAGGATGACCTGACAAAGAGCCTTGCAAAGAGAGAAATTAGCTTCGAGGATTATGCTGCTAAGATAGCAGATATTGACGCGCAAAGAAAGCAAGTCGAAGAGCAAACAGAAATAACTTTCTTGCAAAGGCTCAAAGGTGCAGGAGATCAAGCGGCCGCGAGCATATTCAAATCTCAATCCGAGATATTCAAGAAAAACGCTCAAGGCATGGAAGGGAATCAGAAAGTATTTAATGAATTTGTCGGTCAAACCTTAGAACAATTTGGAACGCTTGCAGCTTCAGGAAAAGCCACACTTGCAGACTTTGGAAATGCAGCCGCGGGCGCGGCGTTTGATGCCGTCTCTAAGATGATACCGTCTTTTGTCGTAGGTATTTTGGGAAGCTCGATCACCACACTCGGACCGATTGCAGGGCCTCTTATTGCAGCTACCCTAACTGCAGGGCTTGAGCTTCTTTTAGCAAACGCCAGAGGCGCGCTAGGCTTCAAAGACGGGGTCGTAGGACTCGAAGGCCCGGGCACTGAAAGAAGCGACTCTATACCCGCATGGCTATCGAAAGGCGAGTCAGTTATTACAGCGGCGGGCACGCGGGCAAACCGCCAAGAGCTCGAATGGATGAATAACAACCCCGGAATGAGTATTCGTGATTACTTTACTTCCAACGCTCCGCAAATGCGATACTCAGTGCAAGAGGATGGTAATCTAATCCAAGAGGTTAGGAAACTTCGCGAAGAGACGCGCGGATTAGGCAAGCAAATCAACCGAAATACTCATGTAGAAATAAGCGGCGCGCTTGTAGCCGATAATAACTCAATAAAGGCCGTAATCGAAAGAGATCGCCGCCGTAATGCAAGGAGAGGATAATATGTCTTGGAGATATTGGGTCAAATTCGAAGGGTCAGACGATCCGACCTTTGCATCGATAAATACGCTCGGAGTTGAGTTACCTGTTTTCGGGATATTGCCGACCTTTACAGTCGAGTCCTCGAATGAAGTCAGCATGTCAGGAACAGAAATAGGACAGCGCCGAATCAGGATAGCACTCGAAGTAGATTGCATCCCGGTAAGCACATGGGACTACGGCACGGTGAATAGTGATAATGTGTACTACCTATTGCAAGAGATTCTGCAAAAGAAATACACTCGGATAGTAGAACCGACCGCTCCAAAGCAAATGCCGACAAGGTATCAGTCCACAAGCTCTTTCACTTACTCGAAAGCGCTTATTCCCTTTGTCTTTGCACGATGCGACTTTAGCAATGAAAAACAATGGGCTTCAGGCTTGGAGAAATTTACAATCACCTGCTATCGTAGGGACTTGATATAATGCCATTATCAAACCAAAGATTTGTAACTACTTGGACTAGCGAAGACTCTATTCAATGGCGTATGTATATCATACCGAGTAGTGTGGATTACATTACCCCCGCCTTGAGTTCAAATGTGACGCTCCCTAGTGAGTTTTTACTAAGGGATATGAGTCTCGATACCGAGCTTGGAAGTATTCCCGCGGGGCTTGTCAGCCAAGTGCTTAAGATAAATGTCAATATAGCCGCTTTACAAGGCACTACAGCGCTCAATGATTTGCGCGTTGACTTATTGCAAGGGACTACGACAAAAAAACGCCCCCTCAATAGCGATGGAACGCCATGGATAGATGCATTCACTACAACAGAGCAAACTGAATTCGATGCATTCAATACATTCGTGATTCAATACAATGACGGCTCTGGATTCAAGACCGCATTCATAGGATGCCAAAAATACAGCGCCGAAAATGAACTCGAAATTACCGCGCTTGATAATGTGATTACCTTTACAATTGAAATTTACGACATACAACGATGCATCGGAGAGGCAATAACTCCTCATATATGGTCGCGATTGCTAATGAGGGATAATACAACGGTCAATTATTCAGCATCGGTAGCCTTAAGCGAAAACACGCAATTTAATCAGCTCTATTCGGGATTTATGCTTGATGACCCGAATACTGGTTATGCAATGCTTGATATTTTGCCCGATGGATTCTCGATGTATATCAGTACATTCGCAAGGCTCAAAACTAAGATAGGTGAAATGTACTCAAAATACCTCAGAGCTCTTACAGGTAAATTGACCGCGTCCTTTGTATGCCATGATATATTTACTTATTCGGTATTTCTTAGAGATTCAAGCAATAACTTTATTTTGCCTCAGTATCTTTGTTATGTATCCGAAATTTACGATAACCAAGGTCAACTCGTAGGCGGCGCTCTTGGTGATTCTAAGATGTTTGCACAGTTTACGAATTTCTACGAAGCATATAAGATGCTTTGCGATAATGCTCTTGAAACTGTAAGACCTACATATAGCTTCACAAGCGGAAATCCAGATGCTTATACTATTACAATGGTATCAAGTAATCCTTATCCAGTGCTTGCAACGCCGTCAATTACATTCGATCAGGATAATACATATAGCAATTTCAAAATAAAAATGTTTAGCGAAGTGCTTAATCAAGTAACTACGGAAGTTACAAGCATAACGGGAAATAGTGATACAACTTCATTCCCAAGCGGTAAACAAGGGACAAGCGGCGATAATAGCAAAGACTTGAAAATCATGTTTCATAATGTGCCTCAATTGACAAGCCGTTCTGCAAATCTTGCATCTTATGCAGATATACCGTACTCGACTTTCATAAAATGGCAAAGAAATACGATAAATAGTGGATACTTGCTATACTTTGAGGCAAGTAATATAATTATAGTTCCAAAGCCTATCGTAAATGTATTTTTTGGTGGTGAAGATTACGCCGCCCCAACTGATACAAGCCCCTATATCGATCCAAGTACGCAAGTAATTTGGAAGCAACAAAATGCTTGCCTCCCTCAAACTATATCAGAGGCTATGGTCACTTTCTTAGGTCGCAAAAAACAAGCCGAAGCGACTCTAACAACAAACTTCACTACTGCAAAGTTTACGGATGTAGGTAAACGATGTACAATTGACCTTGTAGACTATAATACGCTCTTGGAATCTATCTACGGCGAAGAGACCGCGCTTGCAGTTATGACAAAACACTCGCATAAAGTCTATGAAGGTATGGCCGATATTACACTACGAATCGACGCGGAGTCTGAATAATGAAATTTAATGAACCCGTAAGACCTTCAGGTATTGGAAGAAAGCAAGTAGCTTTTTCAATGCCCGATATGCCTAGTAGCCTGACAATAGTCGAGCAACAAGACAATGAAGAAATAAATAACATAGAAGAGAATCAAGCCGTACTTGCACAAGCCGTGCAAAGTGCCCGCGTGCTCGCTTATTCGGCTGCAAGTAGTGCAATTAGCAATAATATGAATGAAGTCTGGGGTATTAAGACCGTAGTGCCTTGGACTCATACCGTAAACTCGAGTCACCTCGGTAATAGCCTCATTAAATGGGAATCAGACCCGCGTAATGAAGCCTATGGAATAAATACAAGCCTTGCGTATATTGATACCGAAGACCCGACCATTATCCGAGTCCGCAAGAAAGGATGGTATCTTGTCAATGTGATATTTTTACAAACAGAGTGGCATCATAACAATTCAATATATTATCTTAGAGCGCTTGCAGTTGACCAGCCCGATTCATTCTATACCATGCAAGATGTATGCATTACTGATACCTACCCTGTTTTACGCCTCTCGACGCTTATAGGAGTTCCGGGCGGTAATAACCTAGGAAAACCAAGCACGACAATCGATGGTGGAATACAGATAGAATTTAGAAGCCAAAACCCCGGCCACGGCTCTGAAGTATACGAGCTTGACGATGAAAATGTCGAGGCTCAACTTCAGATAATTTGGCTACGACCTTTCGAAGATGAAAACACTTACAACTTTGCATGAGTGAGATATGCTGAATAGATACCTCGGACAGTTAGGACAAGATAGAACGGTCGTAAGATTCCTGCTTAATCATTACGGCCCTACAGGTAATGAGCGCTTTGATGACGCAGGTACTATCATGACTACAGGCTCGGTAAAAGTACCTATGCCATTCCAAACGGGAATAATTGAAAGCGTGATCTACGAAAATACATCCGACTTCAGTCTAAATACTAGGCTCTCGCATCGTTTGTGGTTTTTTCAAAATACTATCACATCTGCAGTCCGAGGTAGTGCAAAAGCATTCACTTCGGCCGAAATGGATTCAGTCGTAGGAGCTTTCGATATTAGAAACCCTGGTGATAGCGACCCGCCTAATGACGATTTATGGATACCAGGAATAAATACCGTACCATACGCAAATATCATACATAAAGAAGTCAATATACCGTTTGCAATAAATAGCGAATATCCAGTACTTGATGTCGTACAAGAATACATCGGAACGGGTACGACGCTATACGATAGATACCTTCATTGCTACTTAATCATTAAAAGAGACTAACATGGAATTTTATACAGGAAAAACAGGACAAGACCGAGTATTAAGAGCAATCGACTTCGGAACGCTCGACACCGCTGCATATGCTGAAAATGATATACTTACTTCAGGAGCGATCTCAATCGACGCGGCTCGCTTTTTGGGATTCTCGGGAGTGATTGAGCGTATCATTCTCAAAGAAACAAGCTCGGGAACTTTGCAAGCCCCTGCTATTCGACTATGGTTTTTCGGATCTGCTATTACACCCGCCGCGCGGAATAGCCCGCAAGCCTTCACAAGTGCTCAATTTGATGTGCTTGTCGGTTATACCGATATAGTAGCCGCAAATTGGATAAACGGAGGCACAGGCGTTTCTATGGCCCAAATTAACCCTAATCTAGTGTACAATTGTCAATCGACAAGCAAGACGCTATACATGGTGCCCGAGCTCAAAGCATCCGGAGAGACTTTCGCATCAGGTGCAACTATTAAAGGTCAAATCGTATTAAGACGCGATTGATGGTAATTCGCATAACAGATCCAGCAGAGCAAAGAGCTATCAGAGCCTATGCTATTCGCAAGAAATTGCCAATAAATAAGGCCGTATCTTTGGCCGTAAAAGAATGCGATCAACTCATTATGGCGCAAGGCGAGATAGCTACTTGTAAATTCATGCTGAAAGTCATGAAAGAAGAGTACTATAAAAAAAAGCCCTGAAAGTCATACACATTCAGGGCTTCAGCTCTGGGGGGAGTTACAAGATACGGCTATGATAGGCCGCTGATTCAAACATACGGAAATAATTCGAAATAAAAAAGGCTACCTTCCCCGGGTAGCCTTTCGCACGCCAATGCTTTGAGTATTTGGCCACCTGCAAAAATTCAGCATGATGACATACGAATATACTAAAATGATTCAAATAGAAATACATAAAAAAAACGGCGAATCTTACCGCGCCGCCCTTCCCTCTCTGCAGTCCGTGCAAAATCTTGCCGAAATTCCTACAATTTCGAAAATTTTTATTTTTGCCATAACTCCTAGAGAATTCAACTACTTAGGCTCGCTTGACCTACCTCAAAAGATAAAAATAATTAGATAAATAAAAAAAAAGACTTGACATGTATTGTTTTGTTTCGTAAGTTCGCACCGTAATCAACGACACACAATAACACAACGGAGTACGGACATGACAAAGAAAGAGAAAAAAGAACAGCAAAGAATTCAAGACAGAGTTCAAGAATTCAAAAACTTGAAAGATGTCATAAAAGAAAAAGCAGAAAATACAACTGATATCAAATTGAGAGACGAGCTTTACCTTACTTGGGATTCACTTTGCGACTTCATCTATAATCTCGAGCACTATGGACAAGAAATGAGACCGATAAGGATATTTGATGAGAACGGCAAAAAGATAGAAGAGCACTACGATAACGGCAAGATAGTTTACTTTTCTACTGAAGGATGGGACGGAAATTTCAGAGAACTTTACTAATCAACAAACGGGGGCTTTAAGCCCCCACTATTCACACTTCAAGGAGCGAAGGCATGAAACTCAAACCACACAAACTCTATGACACTTTTGCCGAGGCAATGGCTGCAATCTTCTTGCATCCACCTGGCGAAGCTCAGGTAATGCCATATAATGGCAAATGGGTAATCTTAACAAGGAGCGCAAAATGAAAACCGAAACTAAACGCGCGATATTCGAAATGCTAGTCGGACTATTCGGAGGCCTATTTCTATCTTACTTAATTGTTTACGCTATCATTAATGGACTTGTACGATGAAAAAAAGATTAGAACTAAAGCTATGGCATGGCGTGGTATTTATCATACTCGCACACTACATTCTTAATCGCTTTGAAATGTATATGTATGGAGCACTGCAATGAGTGACTGGCTGACTATTCGCGAGGCCGCCGAATTATTCCAAGTATCGCGAAGACTCTTGCACTATATGGCAGTCGGACGGCCTGCAAGCAAAGAAAGGAATGAGAAAGAAGCGGTGCTAAGAAAAGTAAAGCAAGTACCGTACGGCGAAAAGACAATGTATCTACTAAATTATACTGAATTAAAAAGAATACTAGGAGTAAAGAGATGAGACTAATCACACAAACAGGCGGGATGCAAGTAAACGGGCTTAACGTCCTAATCTACGGCGATCCTGGTATTGGAAAGACCACACTCGCGAACACCGCGCCTAATCCAATTGTACTAGACTTCGACCGAGGGCTCCATAGATCCTCACTACTTAAGAATGGTCTTCAGTTCGAGTCATGGCAAGACTTGCTGAATAACAAGCAAGAGCTTGATAGCATCCTTGCCAAGCATGATACTATTATTATCGATACGGCGGGCACTGTTATTGAATTAATGCAGATGCACCTTACTATCAATAACCCCGGACTTCTTCGCAATACTATTAAACTATGGGGCGAAACAAAGAGAACATTCCAAGAGTTTTTTACGCCTCTGAAGTTAAGCGGTAAGAATGTAGTTTTCATAGCACATGCCAAAGAGAAAGAAGAAGGCGATATGCGAATTAAACGCCCTCTCATACCGGGTGCAAGTTACGACCTACTTATGCAGTCATGCGACCTAGTAGGCTACTATACCACGCAAGGCAATAAGCGCGTGCTAACCTTTGACCTTAGTGATTCAATCGTAGCCAAAAATTGCGCGGAGATTGCACCTGTACATGTAGATGGCTTGCACTCTATGACTACTTGCCTTGCTGATATCTTAGAACATACCAAATCGGCAATAAGCAGACGCTCCAAAGAGCAAGAGGCCGCAATTGCCTTGGTCAGCGAGTGGTCCGAAAAAGCAAAAGCCGCAAAGGATGCTAATAAGTTTGTATCAGAACTTAGCAAAGCTGGTCTTGAGGATGCTTTGAAGCGCGCGGTTTGGGCTTCAGTAGTGACTACCTTCGGAGAGCGTGGCTTGCAATGGAATAAAGAAAGCGGTAAGTTTGAAGAGGTGGTGAGATGAAGAAGCAAACTGCCTTAAACTGGTTAATTGACCGTATATTATATGAGTCTGATTGGGATGGAGATATAGAGTATAAAAGCAAATATCTTGAACATATAAATTTAGCAGCATTTGTAATAAGAGCAAGGCGAATGGATCGTAAACAGTTACTAGAAGTATGGCAAAATGCTATAGAGTCTACGCAAGAAGGTGGTAAATCATTTGAGCAAATTTACGGAGATGAATCATGAGTCACACCTTTGAAGTCTGGGGCGCATTCGATGAAGACGATATCCTTTTAGACTACGCAATAAGCGAAGAGGATGTCAGAGAATGGGCTTATGATCGCTTTGAGAAAGAGATGGTAAGCATAGCAAGAATTACAATACATGAACGCGAACAAGTAAAGATTCGCAATTTAAGAGACCCGTATCAGGAGTATATCGATGAGTAAGCAAACGGCAGTAGATTGGATGAGGCAAAGTATAGAAAATACATCTATACATTGGGGTTCGGAATTATACTATAACCAAAAGGGCGATAGTTTCAATTACCTTGTAATTAGAATACAGCCCGAAAAATTAGACGAGTTTTTTCAACAAGCCAAGCAAATGGAAAAAGAGCAGATAATAGATGCATTTCACAGTAAAAAAATAATCAATACCATATCAGCAGAACAATACTATCAAGAAACCTACGGAGGCGACCATGAGTAAAACCGCAATGCAGACCCTACGACAATCACTCGACTTTGCATATTATGAAGCTTCAGTGACTCGGACACCAGGCGAAGTATTATCGCAGATCAGATTCCAAACAGTTGACCTTATTGCAAAGGAACGCGAGCAATTAATTAAAGCATTTGAGGCGGGCGCAAAATTGAAAGAAGCATGCACGCCGGAAGCGTATTATAGACTAGTATATGGACAGGAGGAAGTATGAGAGCAGTGGAGTGGTTGGAAAGTGAGATAAAGAAATACTTGCAAACTAATACTGTAATGAATTTCGATCATTTTGCTGATTTATTCGCAAAAGCAAAAGAAATCGAAAAAGGCTATTTACAAGCAGAGTTCCAATTTGGATATGAGCAGGCAATTGATGACATGAAGGAGGATGAAAATGATCAAAATTAGTGCCACCCAGCTCGAATCTTACCGCCGCTTTATAGACGGTCTGATTACAGTCGAGCAGTTCGAGCGCTCCTTGCTTAGACTCGATCCACCGAATGCAATGATGCAAAGAGGGATAGAGTTTCACGAAATGATGCAGACCGACTACCCTATGGAGTTTGAAGGCAAGTTCAGCACTGATTGCATTTTAGATGCGAGAGCTTGCATGGATTATCGCTCGCGAGTATTCGAGTACAAAGTTCGCCGCGTCTTCCGCACTCAATTCGGTGATATATCAGTAACAGGCGTCGCAGATCAACTTATCGGGCTTGATGTCGTAGAAATCAAAACCAAGTATAGTACAATCAGTTTTGATGACTATTATAACTCTCTGCAATGGCGTGTATATTGCGAGTTATTCAACGCCCCGTATGTCCATTACAAGATATTCGAGTTCGACTCACCTGAAGCGATGGACTTTAAAAACAAAGCGGAATACTCATTTCCGAGACCTGCGTACAATTACGAATATGTTCGAAATATGATACACTACTTGCATGAGTATATCTTAGTTCGAGGACTTGATAAAGAGGATGTTTTGCAATTGAAAGAAGGAGTGCTAGCATGAAAACATCCGCTCTATACAAAGAAGTCGCCGGTATCGAGACTTCGCTTAAGCCCGGCGTCCCATTGTCGCATCAATTGCGCGAGGAACGCAAGGTAATTGAGAAAACTGCAATCGGATACCAAAAAAGCAAAGGCGAAGGCCTCACACCTGATGAAAGACAAGGCATTACGCCGCTTGCACTCAAGTTACCACATGCAATGGCCGCTCGATTCAGAGAACTCGCAAGAGCGCAAAATATCTCACAAAGAGAGCTATTCCGCCGAGCACTAACTATGTACTTTAAAGATTTCGAGGATGTGAAATGAATTCAGTGTTTTTACTAGATGAGGGGGAAGGTCTACCGACCCCCTTCATCAAAGGCAAAAGCCTATCAGAGCAACTAAGAGAGGAACGCGAAGAACTCGAACGCAAAACCAACCAAGCAATAAAAACTAAGAACAACCTAGCAGACTATTACTTTGCAAAACAAAAGAGGCCACAGCTTCAATACGCTCAAATTAACACGAAAACCAAAAGCGCTCACTTTATGAAGCGAGGCACGGACTTCTCATTTGCAAATCCATACGCGGAGCTATCCGGTCTTGAAGTCGAAGTGCTCAAACACTTCCCGACAAATCACACGCTAAGAGACAAGGTAAGATTTCAAGAGCTAATAGCAGCGAAGCGAATGTTTATATTCTTTGCAACCGTATATCTGAAGCTCACATCATTCAAGATCGCCGAATACCTAGACATGAATCGCTCGACTCTATCGCATCATATTTACGCGGCTATGGACGAGCTCGATACTTACTCGCAAGTGCAACTAACAGCGCAAAAAATCGAAGACTATCTCTGGACTCGACATGAACAATTTAGATCGTGAAACTACTTTACAAGTCGGATATTATATTGAGGAAAAAATATGCCCTTACATCCGATCGGTCACATCAGTGACCTCGCGCAAGATACAAACCCTAAGCCGCTGGCTACGCTCCCGCTTTCATCGATTCTTAAAATAGAACGCGAGGAGTTGTTCGGAAATCGAACAAAGAAACCGCGCGGGCGTGTTCGAAAACTGAACACCGCCGAACTCTATGAAGTATCCGAGCGGGTTATTCAAGTAGTTGCGGAATACTATGAGATATCGGTTCAGCATATTCACCAGCGCCAAAGCTTTGCGCGTCATGTGGCCATAACAATATGCTATCAAGACTTTAGCTTTACAATGACGGATATCGCTTTTATATTTAATTGCGATCGTAAATTGCCTATAATTGCAGCCCGGAATATCAAACACGAGCGCATACTAGACCCGAATTTCAACGAAATCTACTTACAACTTATTCGCAAGGCCAAGGCATGAGAGAATCAATCGTATACAATGAAGACTGCATGGAAGTCATGGCAAGATACCCAGATAAGTATTTTGATCTTGCGGTTGTTGATCCGCCGTATGGGTTGGATTTGGCAAATATGAATATGGGAATAGGTAAAAGCAAAAAAGCATCTAAAATACACAACAGGAAATGGAAGCCAAAAGACTGGGATAAGGAAACACCAAGTAATGATTATTTTGATAAATTATTTAGAATTTCTAAAAATCAAATTATTTGGGGCGGTAACTATTTTGAATTACCACCTTGTAAAAATTATATCATTTGGGATAAAGAAATTCCACAAGGCTTATCTTTTGCGGATTGTGAGATGGCTTGGACTTCATATGACAAAGCACCTAAAATTTTTAGATATTCAGCATATTTAGATAAGGCAAGTAAATTCCACCCCACTCAAAAACCCATCGCCCTCTACTCTTGGATATTCAAAAACTACGCAAAAGAAGGCGATAAGATTCTTGATACCCATCTCGGCTCTGGCTCTTCTCGGATTGCTGCACATAAAGCGGGTCTTGACTTTGTCGGATGCGAACTTGACAAAGAGTATTTTGAGGCTCAAGAGAAACGCTATAATTTATTCATATCGCAAACTGACTTATTCGGAGGCGCCAAGGCATGAGTATTACTATCTCTTTCTTCAACTCAACACGCGAAACCAAAGCCGCGAAGACTATGGACTTCGACTTCTTTCTGAAGTCAGTAGAACAAGGTATATGGCAAGATATCGTTATTACTTACCGGAATCTACCCGAAGGCGAAAACAAAACCAACTTTAAACGCAAGCTCCCTGCTATATCGCCGTCCGGCAAGTTCGCAGAACGCAAAGCGGACGCTTTAGAGGCGCATTCGGGTATTCTTTGCATGGATATTGATGAGAAAGACAACCCCGAAATGCAAATAGAGCAACTGCAATCGGACCCGTATGTATATGCCTACCATCAGTCAGTCGGAGGATACGGCTATGCAGTATACTTCTTAATTGAGCCTACAAAGCACTTAGAAGCCTACCACGCTATCGAAAAGCACTTAGCCGATAGTTACCACCTTATTTGCGATCCGGCTTGTAAGGACACCTCTAGACTTCGCTTTGTTTCATTTGATCCGCATCTCTACAGACGCGAGGGCAAAACACAAGTATTTAAACGATACCTTAAGCAACCAAAAGCAGAGGCGCGGAGGTATTACCCACATACCAAATCCGATATAGATCATATCCTAATGCAAATCGGCTCGCGTGGTATCGACCTAGTAGACTCATACTATGATTGGATGCAAATCGGCTTTGCAATCGCAGGCCACTACGGAGAACAAGGCCGGACCTACTTTCACTGCATATCTCAACAAGGTTCTAAGTATGACGCTGCAAAGTGTGATGCTAAGTATACCGAGTGCCTACGGACTGGGAATGGACGCGTAAAAATCAATACTTTTTTCTACAAGTGCAAAGAAGCGGGTATTGAGATACAAACAGAGGAAACTCGAAAGATAGAGCGATATACCAAAGCGCAAATGCTGCATGGGTTCAAGTCGGACGCGGAGATAAATGAATCCGTAAACAAATTAGGCAATCAAGATGGCATTGACCCTAAAATAACTCAAGAGATTATTAATCAAACACTAGCCATACCACGCTCGGAGCTAACAAAAGAGAAACAAGCAAACCTATTACCCGAAATCCGCGCCGCGCTGGCTACCTACGGCCTAAAACTAAATGAAGTAACTAACATGATCGAATATCAAGACCGAGCACTTACCGATTGGGATGTAAATACCATCTGGGGTGAGATAGCTGACTCGCTTGGAACGCGTTGTGCTAAAACAACCATCGAAGACATTATAAATTCGGATGCAACGCCTCGATATAACCCATTTATGCAGTTTTTTGAGGCAAATAAAGATAAAACAACCCAAAACAATATCGAAAAGCTCGCAGAGTGTATCACCTTTGACTCTCAAGGAGTTACATACGAAGAATACCAAGCATATGCGCACGCCTTTCTTCGCAAGTGGATAGTATCAATCGTTGCATCCATGCACGGCACTTACTCTCTTTTGATCCTAGTGCTTGTCGGAGGACAAGGCATTGGCAAAACCAACTTCTTCAGGTGGCTCTTGCCAAAAGACCTAAGAAGCTATTACGGAGAATCCAAACTCGATACCGGCAAGGACGATCTTATGCTTATGTGTACAAAGCTGATACTATGCGACGATGAGTTCTCCGGTAAGAACAAAAGCGAATACAAGCATATTAAAGACATAAGTTCAAAGCAAACTATTACTCTTAGATTGCCATACGGCCGCCGAACGCAAGACTTCACACGCTATGCCGTGCTTTCAGGAACTTCAAATGACCTTGAGATCATAAACGACCCGACCGGGAACCGCCGTATCGTGCCTATCAATATAAAAGCAATTGACTTCGAGGCATTCAACGCGATCGACAAAACAGAGTTATTCATGGAGGCATATCGCATCTATCACACTGAAGGTAATAGCTCTTGGCAATTATCCAAAGAGGATATTGAAAACCTGAACCAGCTCACTTCATATAACGAGCAAGTAGATACAGTCGAAGAGGCTATCATGATGTTTTTTGAGAAAACTGACTCGAATCATGAATCAAATACGAAGACAACAACCGAGATCATATCCTACATGATGCAGTACTCAAAACTGCATTTTAACACTCAAAGAGTCGGAATCGCTCTCAGAAATTTAGGATTTGAAAGGACCTCAAAGCGCAAAAATGGTAAGTCAGTGAAGTGCTACAAGGTAAAAGAGATACTGCCTACCACATCAAATTTCAGCAGTTACGGTTAATTCGTCAATTTTTCGCCATTGTGGCGTGTGGTAAGACTAGAGGTAAAAAACGCCCTAAAACTTCCTAGCATTTTTTATGTGTGTGATTGCACTTACTATACTATATATAATATATATATATATATATATTCTCTTACCACTTACCACATAATAGTGTAACTCAATAATTTTTAAGAACTTAAAGTGTGGTAAGAGTAAAAAAATTGCTTACCACACTCTTACCACCTTACCACATGATACAACTACGAAAATACCAAGCCGATGCAATTGAGAACCTACGCAAAGCCTTTGCCGATGGTCACCGCGCTGTAATTCTTTGCGCTCCGACCGGAGCTGGAAAGACAATAATGTTCTCTGCTATTGCACAAAGCGCATTGCAGAAAGGCAAAAGAGTCATGATCTTGACCGACCGAGGCGAGCTACTATGGCAAGCAGGCGGGGCGCTTAATAACCTTGCTATCGTTCCCGAGCTTATTACAGCCGAGACTACCAGAGTTAACTCAAGTCAGCGAATCTTTGTGGCTATGATCGAGACGATATACCGCCGAGCTGAACAGCGGATCTACAGCGAACTGCTAAACTCGGTGGACTTATTCATATTTGATGAATGCCATAAGCGAACATTTGACAAGCTCTTCCCTCTTCTTCCCTCTCATGCGAGAGTACTCGGAGCGACGGCCACACCATACCGCGAAGGGAAGGGAACGCCGTTGACTGACTTGTATTCTCACATGGTAGAGGCTTCGACTATTCCGAGTCTTATCTCCGATGGCTACCTTGCCAAGCCTTCATACTATTCCGTGCCGATTGACTTAAGCGGCGTAAAAACCAAAGGCAATGACTTTGATGCTGATTCATTAGGAGCCGAATACTCACGAATGCAGATATTCAAGGGCGCGGTGCAAAACTACCAACGATGGACACCAGGGACAAAGGCGATAGCTTTTGCGCCGAATTTGAAGAGCGCGGCCGAACTCTATGCAGAATTCGAGAAGGCGGGGCACCCTGTAATATCATTGGACGGATCTGCGGGGCGCGAGGCGAGGCGAAACGCTCTTAAGTGGTATAAAGAGACCAACGGCGCGGTTTTAATCAATGTAGGACTTTTTACCACGGGCTTTGACGAACCGAGCATTGAGACGGTCATTCTATACAGAGCTACTAAGTCTCTGCCTCTTTTCTTGCAGATGGTAGGTCGAGGGTCTCGGACTTGCGAGGGTAAGGACAAATTCACGGTGCTTGACTTCGGGAATAACCTTTACCGCTTTGGCATGTGGGATGATTCGAGAGATTGGACTAAGCCGCCAAAGAAGAAACGGGATGGTTTAGCAGTTTACAAGAATTGCATTCATTGCGACGCGTTCATATATGCCAGTGCAAGAGTTTGCTCGGAGTGTGGAAAACTTATCCCGAAAACAGAGCGCGAAGTTCTGGAAGAGTTAGTTATATTGACAAAGCATGAGGCTCGCGAGATGGCTAAGCTCGGAGGCTTGCCGGATTGGATTGCACTAACCAAGGCGGGTAAGTTGCATCCTTTGTATGTTCTGCAAAGTTTATGTAAGTTGCGAAGCGAAGCCGAAGACTACCGAGATGCGATGGGATATGCGAGAGGCTGGTTATTTATTCACAAAGATAAAACGAGGCATTTGGTATGAGTAATGGAGTGATGAGAGTAGAGAGTAATTTACCGAGCAAGATTGAAGACCTTGCTCAGTTTGTGCTTGTTGGACGCGATAAGCTCGCGATGGTGAGGGCTGGTATCAAGGCACTTGATAAGCTTGATGTAGCCGAGGGCGTTCGCCAGCAAAAGAAAGAAGAGGCTCAAATGTTAGCCGAGGCGCTTCTTGATGCCGAGGTAAAGATTGGTGAGATATTGGCAAGGATGCCAAAGGCGAGTGGAGCAAGAACGGATTTGCAACCTCGTTCCACCACTGGAACAAGGTTAGAAACCAAAGAACAAGCCGTTGAGAAATTAGGCTTTGATAGAAAACAAGTGCACCGCTTTCAAACCCTTGCCGCAAACAAAGAGATAGTCGAGCAGATTAAGCAAGAGGCACGAGAGAATGATGATCTTGCTACAAGAACGGCGGTTCTACAGGTGGTGAAAGAGAGGGATAAGAAATTTAAGTTTGAAGAAGCTAAGACCACTTTCAATGCTGAAATCAAGCCCAAAAATATAGACCAGATTATCATTCATGCAGATTCAAGAGAATACTTGCAAAGTTACGACGGACCAAAGTTTGATCTTTTGTTAAGTGATCCGCCGTACGGCATGGATTTTAAGTCCGGATGGAGCGATAAAGAAAAGATTGCTAATGATAAGATTGATGATACTATCGAGCTTTTTGAAAGTGTACTATCGAAATCAGTAAAGCACTTAAAAGAAGATGCTCACTTTTACCTATTTGGAAGTATAGATTATATTGGAGAATTACGACCAATAATTGAGAAATACTTAACATTGAAAAACATACTTATATGGGACAGGCGTGTTATTGGAATGGGAGATTTGAAGTCTTATGGTAAGTCTTTTGATGTGGTATATTTTGGTGTTAATAAAGTATGGCGAGATTTAAACGGTACAAGGGATAGAGATATTCTTTATTACAACCGATGCGACCCTGCAAAGATGATTCACCCAACGGAGAAGCCCTTGGATATGCTAGAATATTTGATTAAGAAAAGCACAAAAGAGAATGACTTAATTCTTGATCCTTTTGCTGGTGGTGGAAGTACATTAGTGGCGGCAAAGAATACAAATAGAAAATGCACTGGGATAGAGATAGAGAGTAAGTATGTTGATTTAATTAAGAGCAGATTATGAACTTTGATAATTCATTGGAAGAAATACGCAAGGGCTTTATTGGCGAGGGTATTGTTAGGGATTATCTTGCAAAGAGTAAATACGACTTTATGCAAATAGACATAGTCTGCGAAAAGGATGGTAATTACTTTATATGCGAAGTGAAGTCACAAGAGAAGTTTACAAAGCGATTACCCGACTACCCTTTTGACGGTCATGGATTACCGCCGTATCAAATGCAGAAAAGACTTGAGTTTGCAAAGCGTATAGATGCAAGGGCAGTATTATTCGTGTATGATACTGACGATGAGATTGTCTATTGGCAATATTTGGATGTCCTTAATGATTTACCTGATGATAAAAAAGTCTTGACCAAGACTGGTAAAAGAATAATATTTGATATCTCAACTTTCAATATATTACCAAAATGACTACCGAGCAATGGCTTAACGATATGATCGATGACATAGTCATGGAATACGGCGTGTCTCATGATACGGCGCGTATTATGCTCTTTGCTTGGCTTGCAGAGTTACTAAGATGGAGCCCGAAGTTTTACGCAATGATGGATTATTTGCTGAATGAGTGAGCAACAATTACAAGCGCACTGTTTTACATGGCATTGGAACGCGCGCCCTGAAGAGCGCGGGCTTTTGTACATGAATCACAATAACCCACGCGATGCGAGGCACGGCGCTCAACTAAAGGTGATGGGTATGATCTCTGGAGTTGCAGATATGACTTACCTATCCAAGAGCGGTCCGATATTCTTGGAGTTTAAGACTCCGACTGGTCGCCAAACAGACCGCCAAAAGTGGTGGCAAAGCCAAGTAGAGAATGCAGGTTATCGATATTGCATAATAAGAAATTTTGAAGAATTTGTAAAGTCCATAGATATTTGAGTATATTACACTTATGAATCATTACTACCATAACATCCACGGCTGGTTTGACTACGAAGAGATAATCAAACTCGCTATTGACAAAGCCGAAGACGGCGCTAAGTTTGTAGAGATCGGAGCCTGGAAGGGCAAGAGCGCCGCGTTTGCGGGCGTTGAGATCATGAATAGTGGGAAGGCTATCACTTACTATGCAGTAGATCACTTCTTAGGCTCTGAAGAGCACCGCAATCCCGTATCGGCTCACTACGACTATGCGACTCAAAGCGGTGAGCTTCGCGGTCAGTACCTGACTAACATCGAGCCTGTTAAGTCGATAGTCAAGACTTTGGATATGCCAAGCGGAGAAGCTTCAAAGAAGTTCAAAAAGCAGAGCGTAGACTTTATCTTTATCGACGGCTCACATGATTACGACTCGGTTTGCGTAGATATTGAGTTATGGCTACCGAAGCTCAAGCCGGGCGGTATGATCGGCGGTCACGATTATACGACGCATGAAGGCGTAAAGACTGCAGTAGATACATATTTTACGGACTTGCAAATAATCGGCAAGTCATGGTTATACATTTCTAGGAGCGAAGAGAATGGCAAAGATTGAGATTAGCGGCGAGGTAGTGTATGTCGGAGCGCCTGTAAAGTATTCCGATAAATTCACCAAAGCGGAGATCGTGGTAAAGGATTCGACAAGTAAGTATCCCGAGTTTATCAAATTCGAGGCGATTAATGACAAGGTCGAACTCATGCGAGGGTATCCGGTAGGAATGCAAGTAACTGCAGAGGGCTTTGTCGGCGGTAAGGAATACCAAAAGAAAGAGGGCGGGATTGGATACATCACAAGTATCAAACTCGCTAAGATTTATGAAAACAAGCCCGCGCCTGTAGAGGTTCCCGATGCTATACCATTTTGACGATAGCTTTGATGAGATGCCTACCCTTGATTGGGAGGAGCTCAAAGATAAAGACTTCAAGACCGAGATAATGAAAAACGGCGTGCCTTTCGAGGCGCGCCTGTTTCTCGCAGGTTCGGGATGGAAGCTGAAGTTAACCAACAAGATAACAGGCCGTTATGCTTTGGAGCTTAGATTCCGTAATATGAGTCTAAACGATGCGATGGTAAAGGCGGAGTTTTATGTATTGGAGAACTTGGAATGAGACTTGAAGTAATTATTCCCTACCGGAATCGCGAGGCTCACATTCGCAAGCAAGTGCCTCACTTATTCAAGACGCTTGAGGCTCAAGGCTTAGAGTTTGGCATTACCATTGTAGAGCAAGAAGAGGGCAAGCTATTCAATACCGGTATGATGAAAAACATCGGATTCATAGAGTCTCAGCATGCTGATTACTTTTGCTTTCATGACGTGGATATGTACGCCAAAGACGCGGACTATTCACCAGTCTTTACGCCGACTCATTTGGCAAGGTATGTAGAACAATACGAATGGGATATGCCTTACCGTGCTTACTTTGGTGGAGTTACGCTATTTGACAAAGAGTCATACCGCAAAATAAACGGCTACTCCAATGAATACTGGGGTTGGGCCGTTGACGATGACGATCTATATTGGAGATGCGTATTGACAGGCTTTGCAAGAAGGGAGGGCTGGTTCTACAGTGATGACCATGACCGTGAGAACTATGACAAATGGCAAGAGGAAAACTGGACTAAGTTTCAGGCTTCGCTTTTGGATACAGAATCCAAGAGCGGAATAACAACAACGGAATATACAGTTCTAGAGTCTAAGCAATTTAATCCACAGCTTAGACGTATTTTAGTTTCTATTTAGGAATAATCACAATGGATGCATTGAAGACCTTTGTCCCTTTGGTCGCATTATCAGTTATTGCACTTGGTGCGACCTTAGGCGTGGGAGATGGGAGTTTTAGCACATTCGCGGTCGGTCTTAGCAAGTATGCACTTGCAGTAGGGGCGGCGTGGTTTGTGGATTCGTACTTAATCAAGGAGGTAAATACTCGTGAAATTATCGCACAAAATCCTATCGCTTACGCTCTTTACTTGTCTGCTAACATCATTACAGCCGCTCTCTGCTTCAGTCAGTCCTAAGGTTCTGCTAATTGCCAAGGGCTTTATCGGTACGAAAGAAGAGGGCAATAACGGGGGCTACTGGGTTCGCCGCTTTCAAGCTTCGACCAAGAGCCCGAGGGGCGCTCAATGGTGTGCAAGTTTCGTGAACTTTTGCTTAGACTCTGCAGGGGTCAAAGGCTTGCCGTTTACAGGATCAGGGCTTGCTAGGCACTTTGCTACTCGGAATAAAACCATAAAGGCTACGGAAGTCATTACCAAAAACATGACACTACCACCGGGCACGATCATTGTATGGCGAAGGGGAACTACTCCCTTTGGTCATGCAGGGATAGTAGATAAATGGCAAGGGAAAAAGGGCACGACTGTAGAAGGGAATACAAGCTCGGGGCTTCGAGGCTCTCAGCATGACGGTGATGGCGTTTGGGCACGGACGCGAGTAATTAACCCTACCTCATACTTCAGGATTACGGACTTTGTGATTTATTAAAAAAATAATTTCTAAGTCCCTTTTGGTTGTGCTTATATTTGTTTTGCCAACATAGGCACTCCTTATCTCATGCCTTCACTCCGCGAGGGCTTCTTTCGGGAAGCCCTTGTTTTAAGATAGATACAATGGATATATTTAGTGAACTCTTGCGCAATGTTCTAGCGACTCTGGTAAGTACGGTGACGATTGTTATCATGTTTTTCAGATTCATGAATAGGGAACGCTTGCAACACGCAAAACAAATTGCAGATGTCATTGAGAAAACGGCTAAGCACGTATTCAATACTGCTACTTTAGAGCACCGCGTGGCTAACTTGGAAAAGACCGAGAAAGAGCAAGCGGAATCGATAGACAAGCAGTTTGCTTTGGTTCACTCAAGACTTGATCAAATCTACTCCATAATTGCAGGGCTTAACAAGTGAGTTTGCATTTTGGCTTTAAATATTGGAACGAGCCTACACCTGCGAAGATTCGCAGAGTGTCTAGTGCTTTAGCCGCCGCTGGCATTGCCGGCTGCGGTTTTGCCTATTTACGCGATAATGTAACTCTAGCTATTACCTTGTTAGGGTTCGCGGTCGGTGGGTCTTTCATTGCAAAGCTTTTTACGGATAAGCCATGAGAAGAGATAGATTCAATATAGCAATTTACCGAGGTGAGACTTTCTCACTTGCAGTTGAATTGAAAGACGCGGACGGCGCGGCTATTACTTTGGTGAATGCGACTTTGACCGCACAATGCAGAGTAAAGGCTACGAATGCGACGCTCTTTACTTTCAATACGACAATAACCTCCCCTGCAAGCGATGGCAAGTTTTCAATCTCTTTGCCGGGAGCTACGAGCCTTGCTTTAACTCCGCAAAAGGGACTTGTGTATGATGTCAAGATAACATGGCTTGGTGGAGATACAAAGTATTGGCTTGGTGGTGATTTGGATATTATTGATACGGTGACTTCATGAGTACTAACAATGTAGTCATTACGGCGCTTCCTGAAGTTGTCCGAGTTTCAGTTGGTGCTACAATCAACTCAGGCGCGGCTGTTTACATCTGGAATGAAACGCCGACTGGAAATATCAACGGCTCAAATGCGACTTTCACATCATTGCAGAACTTTGTCCCTAACTCTTTGCAAGTCTTCATTAATGGCGTATTGCAAGTGCTTACAAACGATTATACGACAAGCGGATCGACGACAATAACTTTGAATGTTTCGCCTGTCGTTGGTGATGTTATACGAATACATTACAAACTAGGATAATACGATGCCAGAGACCACAATAGCAGGCCGCCAAATACGCGATGGTGCGATAACCAACGCGAAAGTAGCTGCGGGCGCTGCAATAGATTCGAGTAAATTAGCGGACGGCGCGAACTTTGTAAAGAAGGATGGGAGCGTAGCGTTTACGGGCGCTCAGTCAATGGGTAACAACAAGCTTACGACCATTGCAACTCCGACTGACTCAGGCGATGCTGCAACTAAGGGGTATGTAGATACGCAAATAGCAGGTTTGTCAAGTGCTTACAAGTATCGCAATGTCCACGCGGCTACGACTGCGAATATCACCATAAGCAATCCCGGAACGGATACTTTCGACGGTCATGCTTTAACAAGCGGTCAGCGCCTTTTGGTATGGCAGCAATCGACTCAAAGCCAAAACGGTATCTATGTTTTCAATGGCTCTTCAAGCGCTTTAACTCGTGCAACTGATTCGGACGCTTGGGATGAGCTTACAGGCTCCTTTGTCCATGTTGACGCAGGTACGACTTATGGCGATAAGAGATTCTATTGCACTTCAAATTCAGGCGGAACGCTTGGTTCTACGGCGGTCACTTATGTGCAAGATGAGTCAGGAACTTTGACTCCGAGCAACTTTGCAACTGAAGTCATACCAAGTGGAAATATCGACGGCTCGAATACGGCTTACACTTTGCCCGACACTCCGACTGCAGGAACTTTGCGCTTGCACTTAAACGGTATGAGGCTAAGAAGCGGAGCGGGTAATGATTACACGCTTTCAACCAATACGATCACGATGGCGACGGCTCCAATTAGCGGAGATGTTTTAATTGCTGATTATTTGAAGTGATAAGATGCCAACAACAAAACTAAATAACGGCCAATTGCCTAACTCGTTTGATTCAAAGACAATCGGGACAAGCAATACAATCAATACGAATCTTACCAAGCTATCCATTGCAGGCGGGTCAAATGGTCAGGTACTTAGCACTGACGGTAGTGGTACTTTGTCTTGGGCTACGGCGGGCGGCGGTGGTGTGACCGATGGTGACAAAGGCGATATTACAGTCTCTGGTAGTGGCGCTACTTGGACTGTAGATAATGACGCGGTCACTTATGCAAAGATTCAGAATGTATCAGCCGCTTCAAAGCTTTTAGGCCGTGGTGATTCAGGTTCTGGTGATGTGCAAGAGATAACACTCGGCACGGGCTTGACAATGACGGGGACTACTTTGGCCGCGAGTGGCGGTGGTGGTACGGCTTATCAAATCCAAGTAGAGCAATTTACAACTTCAGGAACTTGGACTAAGCCAGCCTTTGCAAAAAAAGTAAGCGTTTTATTGGTAGGTGGTGGATGTGGTGGTGGATCTGGTAGAAGAGGAGCAACTACATCAGCAAGAGCGGGCGGATCGGGAGGTCAGTCACATGGCATGCATACAATGATATTTGATGCGGCTCAACTTGGTTCTACAGTTTCATATACAATTGGAGCAGGTGGAGCGGGTGGAGCGTCTGTTACAACTAATAATACAAATGGTAATGCAGGCGCTGCTGGTGGTGCGACTTTATTTGGTAATTATGTACGATTTGGACTAGCTACTTCAGGCGGTGGAGGTGGTAGCACTTCAAATGGTAGTTCTACATTTTCAAGCGGTGTATCAGGTCCTTTATTTTCATATTTCGGATTTGGCGGCGGCTCTCGTGGTGAAACAGGGACAACTCCGACTCCGACAAGTCCAAGCACAAACAACTGGCAAATTACAGGCGGATGCGGCGGGGCTGGTCAAACTGCAAACGTTACAACTACTGTAGCTGGTGGAGCTGGTGGTTCAACCGATGGCTCGTACTTTTACCAAAGCTCAACGGCTGGTGGAGCGGGCGGTACAGATGGTGGGAATGGTAGCAATGGAAATACTTTTACATATTCTCCTCTTGGAATTACCCTAGGCACTGGAGGCGGTTCAGGTTCCTACAAAACAGGACAAGCTACAGGGAACGGCGGGAACGGCGTATATGGTGCTGGTGGCGGCGGCGGCGCGGCTTCAGATAATGACTTTGCAAGCGGTGCTGGTGGGAATGGTGGTAATGGCTTTATTGTAATTATTACAGAAGGATAAACACATGAGATATGCAGTAATAAATACAGCTACAAATGAGATACAAAATATAATCATTTGGGATGGTCACTCACTTATTGAGCTTCCCGATGGTTGTAATGCAGTGCCTTGTACTGAAGAGCACGAAGCAGAATGGTCTGCAAAGTTTCAAGCGCCCGAGCAATCAGAACTTAATGCAGAGCAAGAGCTTTTGCTAGCTCTTTTAGAAAAGTACGGGATTCCTACCAAGTGAGTCAATACAGACCGCGCTTAAACCATGATGAGTACACGGCGGTGCTTAACTATCGGATAGGTAAAGGCTTTGAGCCTAGCCCTGAAGACAAGCCCGAAGTAGTTCCTGATTGGCTTAATACCTTTGAAGATGGACGCGAGGAGGTTTTGCCCGTTTTGCGTATTCAAGGTAAGACGGCGGTCTTCTCTGATATTCACTTAGGTATCCATGACAAAGCGGCGCTTATTGCAGCGATTCAATATGCAAAACAAGACCGAGTAGAGAATATCATTTTGAACGGTGATATACTAGACTCGGCTCAAATCTCAAGGCACCCAAAACACGCTGATACGCCAAAATTCTTAAACGAGATCGAACTTGCAAAGCAGTTTTTAGAAGGCTTGAGGTCCGAGTTCAAAGACCAGAATATCTACTTTAAAATTGGCAATCATGAAGACCGCTTGGAGCGGTACTTAATGCAAAATGCAGACGCGCTTGCTGGTTTGATTGATTTCCGCAAACTGCTAAAACTTGATGATCTTGGAATACGCTTTGTCGAATCTACGCAATTTATGAAAGTTGAAAATACCTACATAGTCCACGGTCACGAAATGAAAGTCTCAGGCGGCGTAAATCCCGCCCGCGCTTTGATTCTCAAAGCCGCGGCTAATGTTGTTATGGGTCATGTGCATCGTACTTCTTTTGCATCTATCAAAAGCTTGGACGGTAAATTTTACAAGGCATATACAATGGGATGCCTATGCAAATTGAGACAAGCATATATGCCACACTCAAATAGCAATCATGGTTTTGCAATCATTCAAGAGAATGGTATGGTGGATAATCTCTTTATTGAGAATGGAGTAGTGCAATGAGATTCAATGATGTACTAAATGCGATGATAATTCTTGCAGTCTTGCTTATTATCGGCTTTGTTTCGGGGCTTCATGTAGGCCGTACGAGCGCAAAGCGTGTAACTGATACAATCACTCGCGTCGAAGTCTTAGAGCGCCCTGTAACGATTAGAGACTCAGTACATACGAAGTCGGTGACTATCAAGACGAAGGACACGATTTACTTTCTTGATAAGCCTGTAATTATTCCATGTGGTGATACTGCATTTGTAGCACAAAGCGATAGCGTAATTACCGCGACTCGCGATACAATCAATATGGCTTTTGCCTATGCAAATCGCAAGGGTCACTTCTCACTTGTTTACCGCCCACGCCCTGATTCAATTAAGGTAATTACTTTACCGACTGAAGTGAAAACCGAGAATAACTGGGGATGGGTTGTTGGTGCTCTTGGTGTTGGATTAGGTTTGGGAGTTTATTATGGCAGGCGCTGATAATCTCAAAGGACATAGCTTCAGAGACAAGCCCGAGCGTATCAATCGAAATGGTAGGCCAAAGGGTAGCATCGTGTATCTCAAAGACCTTGCAAAGATGGCGGCTGAAGAGCTTGCAAAACCTGGTAAGACTAAAGAAACTGTAGCAGGTGATATAATCGAAATGCTGATACATAAAAAGATATTAGTCAAAGAGGATATTACGGCAATGAAACTGCTAATGGAGTTGCTATCTCACATGGATAATCAAGTAGCAGAAAAAGGCAAAATGATAATTGAGTGGGGTTCGCAAAATGGATACAGTGATACGGATAAAACCGCATGATAAACAGCTTGAGATACTTCGGAATAGGAAGCGCTTTAATGTTGTTCGGTGCGGTCGTCGCTTTGGTAAGTCTTATTTGGCTTTTGCTTTGGCCCTTGAGAAAATGCTTGAAGTTGATGGGTCGTATGTTCTCTACACCGCGCCATCATACACCGAGCTCTCAGGACGAGAAACCGAGGCACAAAATTTCTTTGCACCGCTTGGCGCAACTTACAAACAAGGCCAGATTAAACTAGGTCGTAGTACATTGGTTTTGCAAGGTATTTACCGAGCTGACGGACTTCGAGGTAATAAGTTTCATAGAGTGATTTGCGACGAGTGGGCACATTGTCCAAATGCAGAAGACGATTGGAACTTTGTGCTTTCTCCGATGCTAGCAGATTATGAAGGAGATGCGTATTTCTTTTCAACGCCGAAAGGTAAAAATCACTTTTGGCAATTAGATCAGCTCTCCGAGACTATGTCAGACTGGCAATCATTCCACTACTCGACATACGACGGCGGGCAAATCAAAATAAGCGAAGTTGATAGGCAAAAGGAACTGCTACCCTCTTTGGTTTTCGCGCAAGAGTTTCTTGCTGAATATGTCGATAGATCAGCGGCTAAGATTAAACGCGAATGGCTACGCACGACAAACGGCCAAGAATGCACGGCGTATTACATCGGAGTTGACCTTGCAATCTCGCAAAAGGAAACTGCAGATTATACTGCAATCGTGGTAATAGGCACGACAAAAGATGGTGAGGTTGTTGTAGTTGAAGCCGATCATTTCAGAGCGCAGTTCCAAGAGATAGGCCGTAAGATCATGTCAGCCGAGCAAAGATGGAATGCAAGAGTAGTTGCAGTCGAATCAAATCAAGCTCAAGCTTGGATGGTTCAAGAGCTGAAAAGAAATACTAAGATGAATGTCGTAGGTGTGAGAGCGGATCGAGACAAGGTTATTCGCTTTCAGCCAGTCGAGGCACGATATGAACAAGGGCTTGTTTATCATGTCCCACATATCAATCCGGACTTTACCGAGGAGCTGCTTTCGTTTACGGGCACTCCGCAAGACAAGCATGATGACTTTATTGACGCGTTGGGCTATGCCTTCAACGCTATTCGCAAAACTCCACAGATATATGTATGAGTCTACTTGACCAACTTAGAGATAGAATCGCGAGCGCAGTTGCACCGCGAAGAAACGACAGACCATTTATTCGGTCGGGTGGTACTCGCAATATCGGTGCGACTCAAGTCGGTAATGAGTTAAACGCCTCTCTTCGAGGGACGGTCTTCGCTTGCTTGCAGCATAGAGCGAATGCTTTGAGCGGTATCAAGTTCGATGCATACAAAGAGCAGAACTATGAGAAAGAGGAACTCGGTCGCGGTCATTGGACTAATGAGCTGCTTAGTAATCCGAATCCGTACTTCACACGCTCGCAAGTCTTTGGATATATTGAAAACTGGCTTAGTATAAATGGCAATGCGTTTATATGGACTCCGACAAATGGATACCGAGTGCCCTTGCAAATGTGGGTACTAAATCCGACAAGAATGCGAGTCATTAAAGGCGAGAATAACTTCATTGATGGGTATGTCTATCAGTCAGCACAAGAAGGCAATATAGCTATACCAGAGAAAGAGGTTATTCACCTTGCAAAGTTGCATCCCGCCTCGCGTCCGGAAGAGATAATCGGTATGAATATCTTCGGCGTTGGTCTTGTTTCAGCCGCTTTGGAATATGCGAATATCGACCGCGAGGTTAGTGCTTATCTTGCTCGCCTCTTTGCTAATAATACAGTCCCGCCGCTTATTGCAAAGTTCCCCGAAAGATTCGAACCAGACGAATGGCAAAAGATGAAAAGCGCTTGGAATGAAGAACTACCAGACTACAAGCTGCGAGCTTTGCTTGGAGGTGGTATGCAATTAGAATTACCACCGAAAGGCGAGCTTGCAGTGAGCTATGACGCGGTTAGCCGTGATACACGCGCTCAAATCTCTCAAGTTTTCGGCGTGCCTCCTGGAATGCTTGACGGATCATTCCAAAACCGAGCGACTGCAGAGGTTCAGTTTGCAATCTTTAGACAAAACACGATCGATCCCGAAGCGCTCTACATTGCTGAAGAGTTCACACGCCATTTCCGTAGATGGGAAGAGGATGTCTTAATTCAAGCGCAACCGTATGAATATGCAGATCCCGATGCTGATATGAGACAAGAAGAGTTCGAGCTTAAGTGGGGAATCAAGACAATCAACGATGCAAGAGGCGAGCGCGGATATGATCCGATACCTGAAGGCAATACGCCGCTTATTGCTAATGGTTTTGTCCCGCTTCAAAGCGCCGTAAACCCCGCTCCCGTGCCCGTGGTGGCTCGAAAACTCTTAACACGAGCAAATGCCAAGCTCCCTATCGTTACAGCCGATGCAAAGGACTTGTTTTGGAGAAACTTTGATGGAGTTACAGAAGAAAACTCTGTATTGTTACAAAGTGTCGTTGCAGGCATGATTATACAAATGAAAGATCAAGTACTCAAGCTTGCAGAAGATGGCGTTTTATCGCTTGCTACTGTAGGCGTATCAAGTCTTGACTTTGCTAAATATGATGAAGTAATAGCTCAAGCATGCGATGAAGTAGTGCAAGAATTATATTCTACATTGGCAGTTGAAGGAGCTTTACCACCCACTGCAGAAATCGTTGCAATCGTTGAAGGGTCAAGTGCTCAAATCAAAGATTCAATCGGATTAATTAAAAACGAAGTACAAGCTACATTAAAAGCAAATGCAAACAGAAGTAAACAAGAATTATTCGAAATACTTACTTCAAAATTCGATTCTCTTGAGACAAGCAGAGCAAAAGCAATCGCAAATACTACTGCAGCTAATGTTACAAGTGCAATGCAGTATACAGTCTACAAAGAGCAAGGCCTTGGAATGATATGGATAACTGAAAGAGATAATCGAGTAAGACCAGCTCATGCTGCATTAGAAGGCTCGACTCAAGGCGCGGATGGATATTTTACGGTAGTGACTGAAGTTCGAGATAAAGAAGGCAATATCGTAGAAGTCAAAAGCGAAAAAGCGGTAAGACCATTAGGAGAAGGCTTAAGCGCTTCAAATTCAGTCAACTGCAGATGCCAATTATTCCCCGTGGAAGCCTAATGAGTTACAAGCCTAACAAAGGAATGCAAGAAGAAGCAGAGCGTGCTATCCGTTGGGTCGAAGACGGCCGCAAAGGTGGTACTCGGATAGGTAAGATTAGAGCTAGGCAAATTGCACGCGGCGAGAATCTAAGCGAGGATACAGTAAAAAGGATGTATTCTTTTTTCTCAAGGCAAGAAGGCGTAAAAGATGCTGAAGGCTTCGAGCCTGGTGAGGATGGATATCCTTCACCTGGTAGAGTCGCTTGGGGTCTTTGGGGTGGTGACCCTGGTTATAGTTGGTCAAAGAACATAGTAGAGCAATTAAAAAATAGAGGTTTTAATATGAATTTAATAACACGCGAGCTAAACCTGCAAGTCAGGGACGGCTACGAAAAGGAAAATGGAGAAGGCTATGAAGAAAAAGAGAATGATCTCTATACATTCGTAGTATCGACTCCCGAAGTTGACCGGTATGGGACAATCATAGTTCCAAGCGGAATAGACTATACAGCATATCTAAATAATCCCATAGTCTTAGCACAGCATGACTCGGACAAGTGGCCTATCGGCCGTTGTTTGGGTTTTGCAATGAATGGCGAAAACCTAGAAGCTACAATTCAAATTGAGTGTATTACTGAAGAGGGTAAGAAACTCAATAAGCTAATTAATGCAGGTTTTGTAAAGGCCGTTTCAGTTGGTATCATACCAAATGAATACGAAGATAAAACAATCGACGGTCAAAAGGTAACTGTTTACACAAAGTCCGAGCTTGTAGAATTTAGCGTCGTATCAGTCCCAGCAAATCGCCAAGCTTTGCTTAAGAAATCAATCAAGACTTTACTCCAAGATTCAATTCAAAAATACAAAAAGGAAAAGAGAATGTTAACCCCAGAGATCGAAGCCAAGATCAAAGACGAACTTCTTCCGGCAATTAAGGAAGCGTTTGTCAACGAGGTAATTAATCTCGGCTTTTCACCTGAAGAAGCCGAAGCATCCGTAAACGCTTTTATCACTGCAGGCGCTCCTCCAATGCTAGCAGTTTTGCAAGGCGAAGTCGCACCCGAAGTAGCCGAAGAACCAGCCGCCGCCGAGCCCCCAGTCGAAGTGGTAGCCGAGTCCATCGAGGCTAGTTTCGAGGTTCCTGAAACTCGAGTCGGTAAGAAAATTGCAGCTTCAACACAAGCGCAAATTAATGAAGGTATGGATATGATTCAAAACGGTTACAAGATTATTAAATCTGCAGTAGCCGGCGAAGCAGGCCGTTCAATCACTTTGAATATGCCTAAAAAACTCACAACAGAAGATCTTATTAATTTAATCTAAGGATATTGCATAATGGAAAACATTATCGTAACAAAAGACCAACTGAAAGAAGTTGTTGACCGCAAAGTTGCCGATCAACTTCGTACACAAAAGCCATCAAGTAACAATGGCTTTGTAACAATCAAAGCAGATCATGACGCACGCCGTGACCAAGCTCGCGTCGTAGCAGATTATATTCTTGCAGTTCACAAAGGCCGCGAAGGACAAGCAGACGATATCGCACGCAAGGCAAACGAAAAGTACATCACAAGAGCTGACTTTAATACAGGAACAGCATCTCAAGGTGGCGCGGCGGTTCCTCAGTTTTGGGTAGAAGAGATCATGAACTTTGCAGATCAGTATGGATATGCAAGAGCACTCGCAAAAATCTATCCAATGCGTGGTAAAACAGAGAACCTCGTATCAAGTGGCGCGTTTACAGGCGCGGTGGTTGCTGAAGGTTCTGGCTTGACTTTGACTGACTCAACTAACTTCTTTACAGCGACTCAACTTACAGCTCGCAAGATTGTAGCAGGTGCTATCATCTCTGAAGAGCAACTTCAAGATGCAACCCCTGCATTCTTGGATTATGTAGTGAACGGTCTTGGCCGCGCGCTTGCTGAAACAGAAGACAAGCAGTTCTTTAATGGCAATGGTACTGCTCCAAACTTTACAGGCTTAACAGGTATCTCCGGAACTACAACAGTTCGCCAAGGTGGTGCTAATAACTCTGGTAAGGATACATTCGGCGAAATCTCATGGACTGACCTTTGGAACTTGCGCCTCGGTGTAAATTCCGGCGTTGGTGCAAATGGTGCATTCGTAGTGCCTCAATCAGTTTTCGGATTCTTGATGAAAGAAACAGCAGGCTCACGCCCTGTTTTCGACATGGTTCGTCCTATCGAAATTACATCAATCGGCTTGACAGCGCTTACAGGTAATTCATACTTTACACCAACAGGCCGCCCGATGCATGTCGTACCAGATGCACTCTTCCCAACAAGTGCAGCGAATACAGCATCTGCATTCTATGCTGATTGGAATCAGTTCACTGTTATGGGTATCCGTGAGGATGTAACAGTTAACGAATACAAAGAGTATTTCGGTGCGACTGGTTTGGGTGGTACTCATCAAAAAGGTATCGAAGTTGTCGAGCGCGTTGCTTTCGCATTCCCAGCTCCAAGTGCTATCGGTGTTCTCAAAACTTCAACAACCTAATTAGGTGATTTATGCTCGTAGATGTAATTCTAATCGAGCCGTATAAAGGTGTTTCGGCAGGGTATGAGACTTCTCTCCCTGCCGAGATTGCCGAGGCTCTTATTAAACAAGGCAAGGCGAAAGATGCAAAGCCCGCGCCGAAAGTAGAAACAAAGAAAACAGGTAAATAACCATGCCATATACAAGCGCAAATCCGAGGGCGTTTAATGCTCTCATGACCTTTCTTAATTTGGAAGTTAATGGCGATCCGACCTCCGAGGATACGGCGCTGTATACTTGGTTTGATGACCTGATAACAACTTGCTATGTAGAGGCTGAAGGCTATTGCGGTCAGCCTCTTCGTAGTGGGACGATATATTACCAATTTTACGCCTCAAAGGCTCAACGCGGCCTCGAAGCGAATCACTCATGGAAATATATCCCCTACAATGCTAACACGGCTCTTACGGCTTTGCAGTGGCGCGAGAATGAGTTTGCAACGTATGCGAACTTTGACGCGGGTAACTATGCATGGAACGCCGAGCCGTATGCTAATTACATTGTCTTTCGTGATAAGACAAATGGACAATTTAAGGCGACGCTAAGCACTGGGTATTCAGATGCGTCAATGCCATATACAATCTTGCAAGGCATAGCCGAAATGGTCACTCTTGCATATAAGCAAAGCCCTCAAGGCGGTAATTGGTTCGGACTTAACTCCGTCGCTACAGGCGGCGCGGGTCAAACAGTCAGCCAATCACTCAAAACCGATATAGGATGGCATAAGTACTTTGCTCAGTTCGTTATACCAACGGTGTAATTATGCTAAGTACAGAGGCTTTAAAAGGCATTCTACGGCCTGTTATTATGAAGAGCTTGGAGCGCATGCCTTTTGTGATGCAGGCGTATATCGGAACTAATATGAACTTCCAAGGTCAAGCCGATAGGATAGCGCCATCAAAGAGCGATAAGCTAACAACTTACTCAGGCGCTCTCTTCCGTAGCTTCACAAAAGGTCAGCCCGGTAATGTTTTCAAAGTCTCCGAGCAAGGCGGTAACTTTGATGTAGAATACGGGTCAAGCATAAAATACGCGGCTATTCATGAATTCGGTGGATTCATAAAGGCTACTCCCGTGACCGTAATTAAAAGCAAGAGCGGTCGAAAGATGAATAAGTCGACATATGTTATGGCTCAGTTTTTTTGGGCTAAGTATTACACTACTAAGCAACCATACTTCAAACGGCTTGCACTTGGAGTTGAGAAAAACGGCGGCGTAAACATACCAGCCCGCCCGTACTTTAATCCTGCTGTCGAAAAATTACGCAATGATGGCAAATTCGCAAGTAATATAAGACAAGAAGTCATAAACGGAATACAACAATGGCAAGAGAATCAGCGGCGATCAAATCCATAGCAGATAGACTTCGCACAATGAGCGGAGTCAAAGTCTATGACCAAGTAATGCTAGACAAATGGAATACTTACCAGTTCCCTTTTGTCGGCGTTTTGTCAGGTGCAGATGCTCGCGAGGTAATAGGCCTTGAAGACGATTCAGCCTTTGCAAATAAAGGCACTTTGGATATGTACTTGCTTGTCGGAGTGCAAGTAAAAAAGAATAGCACGGCGGGTAAGGCTAATTTAAGAGAAGCACTTGCAGATTTATGCGAGGCAATCGAGAATAAGCTCACAAACTACAAGCCCGATGTCTATGAGTCCGATTACGAAAGGACTTATTTTGCGCCCGTGCATTTTATCGACGCGCAAGCGGTTACATTTAATGACGATGAAACGAAAGGCATATCTTTCATGACTTTTAGGACGGTATATTACAGAGGAGATGTATGAAGTTAAGTGCATGTGTAATCTTTCAGGATGGAGATGACCTGAAAGGATGGAGGGATTCTTTGCCGAGTGATAATGTCGAAGTCGTAGCACTTCGCACGGCGGTAAATCCGAAACTTAAAGAGCCTGTTTTTCAAGAAGTCGGTCGCATTGATGACCATATAGTTCTCTCATGGGAATATCCAGACTTCGAAGAGTATTTCGACTTCAGTTATTGCCGTAATAAGCTAGATGAGTATGCGACTGGAGACTGGATTTTGCACATGGATTCAGACGAGCGCCTTGCAAGTCCTGAAGATGAGTTTTGGCAATACATCGAAGAGCTTAACAATACCGAAGCGGTCGCGGCTTATCTATCCATTGGAGGTTGCAATAATGATCTAGATCCGCAATATACACATATTCGAAAGAGGTATAATATACCGGCAATGCGATTGCATAGAAGAAGCGCGTTTCTCAAATGGCAAAGAATATGCCATGAGACACTCGAAGTAGATCCGAATGGAACGGTCGTAGCTGATACTGACATATTGCTATACCACAAAGGATATAGCCAAGACACTGAAGTCTTGATACAAAAAGCAGAACGAAACGGCGGCTTGATGGTAAGAGAATACACACGCGATAAATCACAAAGAAACTGGGATTATTTAGTTAACACATTTTCATATCTAAAACAATTATCTAAGAGGTAATATCATGGTAGTAGGCGGCGCTAACCTTAGCGTATTCTATACAGCAAATGAACTCGGTACAAATCCTACAGTAGGAGCTACCGCAATTCATACAATGAAGCGCAAAATCAAGACTTCATTAACACGCACGACTTTTACAATCGATCAAAACGAAGACAATCCGGAACTTACTTCATTCCTTGAAAACTATGCACCTATTACAACGGTCACTGCAGATCAAGGGGAATATGAGGACGGGACAAAATTCAACTCTTCACAAGCGACAAGCGATACACTTTTGCAAATCGTTTACGGTGGTGTTGATACTACTCTAAACAAGCGTAAGGTTGTATTGATGCTTTGCAAATTAGCACAAGACGCTGGCGCGTTTGACCAAGAATCAGGTAAATATACAAAGCCAAAAGTAGGCGGCGATGTGGTAAATAATGACACTGATCTTGTTATCGGGACAAGTTACTTTTTAACTACTCTTGTAAGCGGTGCGACTGCGGTCACAATCCCTGCAAAGATTGGTTACAAAGAGATCTGGTTTACAGCTCCTTAATTCACACGGGGCGGGCAAAACCCGCCCCCTTATTTTTACTATGGAGATAGCATGAAATTATATCTAAACGAAACAGCACACGAAGTAGCACTCTATTCAAAATTGACCCCCGCTCTTTATGACAAGGTTACGCCGCTTCTCTCTGAACTTGCAAATACTAAAGGCGCGCAAGCAGCCGCCGAGACCGAGATCATGGAGAAGGTATTTAGCCGCGAGAGCCTTGCAAAAAAGATAGACTTAACAAAGGGGCAAGACGCATTTAAAGACATTATGCAAGAGTTCGAGTTCCAAGAAATTGTAAAGACTGCATATTTGAAAGTCCGCGCAAATCTATTCGAGCTTATCAATGTCGATGAAACTACCATACCGACAATCTGTGAGTTTGTAAAGGCCGTAATCGATGAAAGCAAAGTGCAAAATACAGAGCTTTTGAGTGGTATTCAGTCCGAGCCTTCAAGCGACTTTTGGCAAAACCAAGACTTAGACGGAATCTTGGACTCACT